ATAACTACAAGATTTGATGGAGCTTTATCTATAACTCAAATTTTATCTGCAGGAACAGCTTTGACAGAGAATTTTTTTACTGTGAGTTTTAATCTGAAAGAGACATACGACTAATGAGTGCTAGAAACTACGATGTAATTTTAACTGTTGCCGATGCTGGACCTTTTGTGCCTGGTAACTCTATTGTAGGATCTGCCAGTGGGACCGTAGGTTTTATAGCTAATGTTAATGTAACTACTGATCAATTAAAAATTAAATTAAATAATGTACTGCAAGAATTTCATACTAATGAGACTATACAATCTAAATCAGCTGTAATAACTAAAAGTGCTAATGGAGCATTAAATACTCTTAGTGTACCTTTTCAGTCAAATGTATTTGCTAGTGAACAAATTACAGGTAGTACTACTATTTCTTCACAGGCTCCTAGCCCATTTATAGCAGCAAAAAATGCATTTACACAAAATCCTATAGTAAGATTATATGAAATATATTATCCAGGAGAGTGGTTTCCTACCACTCCTGAAGGTAATCCTACTAATGATGGAGAGGGTAGAGCTTGGCCCACTAATTTTCCTATAAAATTTGCAGATGTAGCAGGCGATTTAGTTTCTGACTTACAATATAATGTAACTTATGATGGAGATTCATATATACCTTTTCCTGTAGATATATCTAGTATTAGTCAAGCAACTGATGGTCAAATTAATGAACTTACTTTAACAGTATTTAATGTAGATAATATTATATCAGCAATAGTTGAAGATCCCTATATTGTAGGTAATAATATTAGTAATTCTTGTGTAGCTAATGTTAATGGCATACCTTGTCATGGTATTGATCCACGAACTATTAACTTTACTCCTGCAGAAGTAGGTAATGTAGGTGAGATTGCTTTTGATACCCTAACTAGAGCAAGAGCTAATAATTTACTTTATAGTGCTACTATAGAAGGAACCTATGGACAAGCTAATGCCTCCTATACTAAAGATCAGACAGAACTTACTAAGGGAACTTGGCAAGACTTAAAAAATGACTCTAGAGATTTATCAGGGGCTGTAGTTAATATTAAAACTACTTTTGCCAATTTTTTAGATGTATGGCCCGAACATAGTTCCATTAAATATCTTACAGGAAATGTTATAGAAGTTTATAATGCTATGCCTTATAGAGTAGGAGACTCTGTAAAGTCCATAAAAGGATCTACTAATGCTTCTGTAGTAAGTATAGAAGAAAATAGATTTTTATTCTTATCAAATCCATTAGAAGCAAATACTGCTGTAGGAGATGAAGTTTTTATTATTAATGATGATGTAGATACAGAATCTTATATAGAAGATAGATTTAAAATAGATCAATTAGAAGAATTAGGACCACAAGTAGCATCCTTTAATTTAGTTACTTGGTTGCAATATTTTAAACAAGTAACTCCCAGACGTAAATATTATAAAAATACCTGTCAATGGCAATACAAAGGTGAAGAGTGTCAATATCCTGGTCCTGCAGGTGGTACTATACCTGGTACTACTCTTACTGCTAATAATAATCCTATTGGTGTTGATAACACAACTGCATCTGGACCTGAAGGTGATATATGTGGTAAGAATATATTAGCTTGTACTATTAGAAATAATTCTATACACTTTGGAGGCTTCCCTGCAACAGGACGTACAATTCCCAAACAATAAAATTAAAGGTTGTATACTTCCTTGGATGCATATTTTTGGAGGATTAACTGGTAATTTTTATTTATGCTGTCATGCACAATTTCAAACAGATACTACTATAGTAGGAACCTATGATCAATCCTTAGGTGACATATGGAATAGTACTCAATATAAAAAAACACGTTTAGATTTTTTAAAAAATAAAATACCTACAGAATGTATAAAAGCATGTTATGATAAAGAAAAACAAGGTAGTGGTAGTAACAGATTACAAGTAAATAAACGATTTGCTAAAGATGCATATCTACAATCTCAGACTAATGCAGATGGAAGTTTAGATAGTAAACCTACTTATCTAGATATTAGGTTTGGTAATCTGTGTAACTTTAAATGTAGAATGTGTGGTCCTGATGCCTCTACTAGTTGGTATAAAGATACTTTAGAAACAGGCTGGTCTAAAACTATGGACTACTATACTGATAATGAAGACTTTTGGGCAGATGTTCCACAATTTATTCCTGATCTAGAAGAAGTATATTTTGCAGGGGGTGAACCTTTTATACAAGAAGGTCACTATAAGATGCTTACATTACTTATAGAATCTGGTTATGCTAAAAATATACACTTAAGTTATAATACAAATTTAAGTTATCATAAATTTAAAAAATATAATCTTCCCGAACTATGGGGTAACTTTAAAAAAGTGTCTTTATGGCCTAGTGTAGATGGCTATGGAAGTCGCGTAGAGTATTCTAGGAAGGGATTATCCTGGTCTAAATTTGAAAAACATGCTATTATGTTTAAAGACAATATAACTACTATAAGTGCAGTTATAAGTATATATAGTATAACATCTATGCCTGATTTAATACTATGGTGTAAACGTAATAATTTTTATTTCTACGGTACAACTTTGATAGAGCCTATATACCAAAAAGTTACTTGCCTACCTAAAGAGTCTAAACAAGATGTAATACAACTTTATAAAAAATTTACTACAGAGTATAAAACACTTTTAACTCTACATGATCTAGAACAAATTAAAAGCTGGNTATCTTTTATGGTTAGTACTGATGATTCTTATTTACTACCTGAATTTAAAAANGAAACTGAAAGACTAGATNTACTACGTAAAGAATCCTTTACAGATACCTTTNCGGAGTTTTCCTCATGGTACAAAAATATTTAGGTTTATATCACTCATATGAAGATATAAATTGTATAACACTAATTAAAAATTTCTATTTTTTAGAATTGAATTTACAATTCTCTTTACCAGATTACCCTGTTTCTAGNCACTGGNTTAAACAATTTACTACAACTAGTATAGATAGTTGGGCAGCTCAATGTGCTAAAAAAGTAAGTTTGACAAACGCTAAAGATTATGATGTAATAGCATTTAAGTCAGAAAAAACAAATTTAATAATACATTTTGGTATGTACTTAATGCCTTCCAAAATGTTACACATCGAAGAAGGGGGAATTTCGCGTGTGGAGACTCTATCAGATTATTGGATAGAAAGTATACATTCGATTTATAGACATGACAGCTTGGTATCATAAATACAAAGATTTTCCGTATTTACATTTAGGTAATAATACAGAAACAGGGATTGACTGCTTTAATCTCTGTAAATATGTATATCTACATGAATTAAATATAGACATTCCTTACACTACAGATCATTTTTGTAAAATAGTAGACGAAGATTGGTATAGTAAAACTCAAGAAAGACTCTTTGAAATAAATGCAAATGAAAAGACTGGGTGGAGAAGAGTTAGAGAACCTAAACCTTATGATATAATAACTATGAGTCTAGGATCTACTAATGTTACAAATCATTGTGCATTGTATGTTGATAGGAATAAAATCTTACAAACTATGATTAAGCATAAAAGCTGGGTCTCTATTTATGGAAATTACTATAAACAATATACTACGGGGGTGTATAGATGGAAAGATTTATAAAATTAAAAGAAGATATGAATGCGCATTCAATGTTAGAGTACCCTAAAGAGTGCGTAGGTATCATAACTAAAGACTTTACCTATGTTCCTTGTACAAACGTATCTCCCATGCCTAAACAAACTTTTATATTAGACCCTGCAGATTTAGTTAGAAATGACGAGAATATATGGGGTATATTTCATTCACATCCTGGAGACGAAAATCCAATACCTAGTAAAGAAGATAAAGTAAGTGCAGCTTTTCAGGAATATAAATTTTTAGTAGGATTTAATAATAAATTTTATATATACTGGCTAGACCACAATATAGACGCACTCATATTTGATGAGTTTAAGGAAGAAAATCTTGTTAATTAATCTTAAAATACATTCAGCTTATAATAAATTCTTTGATGAAAAAATATATACTTTTGAAGCTTATGTAGCTACTGATATTATATTATACCTTAAAGGGGTACATCCTAAATTTGCTAAATATATGACTCAGATACTTTCTGGAGAATCTGAAGAAGCTTTTTCTATACTTGATGGTAACTTAAAAGAAATATCTGAAGACATGTTAGAAATTAAAAAATTTAAAGATGGAGATACTATACATTTAGTTCCTAATATATCAGGTGGTGGTGGTAAACGTTTTAGAAATATGCTTTTATTTATGGCACTTGTTGTAGCAGCTCCTTATGCTATAGCTGCTTTGAAAACTTCTGCTGCAGTAGCATCTGCATCAGCTTCTATGGCAGGTACAACAGCAGTTACTACTAGTGGTGCTACTGTTGTTGCGGGTACTGCTAAAGCAGGTATCACTGCTGCGAGTGTTATGAAAACAATAGGACTTAACTTAGCTATAGCAGCTGTTACATCTATGATGGTTAAGTCTCCTGCAGCAAGAGCCAGTAAACAAACAGATTCTACGGTAAGAGAAAATGGTATGTTTGGTGGTTTAACTAATAGTTCTACAAGTGGTACTCCTATTGCTTTAATATATGGTTATAATAGAGTTGGCGGTCAATTTTTAAGTGGCTATATATCTTCTACATCACATGGTAGCGGTGATCCTATTCAAGTAGGAAACCAGTTTGGGAGCGGGTAATGGCCTACAGAAATTTTATTAATTATTCTAATACATTAGTACCACAAATACAAGGAGCAAAAGGCGGTAAGGGAGGTGGATCAGCACCTCGTGATCCTATAGAAGATCCACAAAGTTTATTTTCTACTGATATTCTTTTTGTAGTAGTAGGACTAGGAGAAGGTCCTGTATATAGAATTAACTCTAATGGTCCTCAAGATATAGAATTAAGTGATGGATCAATTGATGATCTTATTAATATAGATGGCGATGGACAAGAGTCTTTTTCTAAATTTAAAACTCTATCTACTACTGGAACAACTGTACAAGACAGATTAGAGGTATTTGGCGAAACAACTATTACTCCTCAAAATTTTGCATCACCAGTAGGATTAAAAAATGGCGGTGCGGGCGTTCCTGCTAATGGTGTAACTTTACAAGAAACTTCTTCTAAAGATTGGGATGCTCTAGAATTTGTTTTTCAAATAGGATCACTGCAAAAAATAACAAAAGATGGTGATGTACTAAGACATAGTATATCGGTAGCTATTAGAGTTTTTGATAGTACTGGAAGTAACGTAATTGCTTCTGGAAGTAGAAATATACATGGTAAAACAACTGCTGCTTTTAAGTTTACTATAAAGATTAACATACCCGAAGCTAGTAAAAGTGTAAATGGATATAAATTTACAGTAACAAAAACATCTGGAGATTCTACTAGTTCTGGTACAACTGATGATGTAAGTTTACTAGGTTGGAATGAGATTGAAAACTCTCCACAAGCATATCCTAGAACAGCACATATAGGTTTTGCTATGAAAGCCAGTAATGAGCATAATGGTATACCTAGATTTACTTCTCTAGTAAAGGGGCTAGTACTTAGAGTGCCTTCTAACTATAATCAACCTACTTTAGCTAATGGAGAGATTGACTGGAGACATATAGAAGTTCCTAGTTCTGGTTCTACTAGTGCAGCAACTGCTGGTTACTATCTACAACAAACAGGAACATCTGTACAAACTAGTTCTACTATAAATTTATATAAAGGTACTTGGGATGGAAGTTTTGTTTACTCTTGGTCTCAAAATCCTGTTTGGATTATATATGATATTCTAACTAATAGAACATATGGTTTAAGTATACCTGAAAAAAATATTGATAAATATAGATTTTATCAAATAGCACAATACTGTGATGCTTGTGATTTTACTACTGGTAATTTTTTAGGCGTAGATGGTATAGCTGATGGTTCTTTTAGAAGTAAACCTAGAAATACTTTTACAAGTGTTAGAGAGAATCAACTTGGATTAGCACAAGGTACAAAAATTAAAGAAAGAAGATTTACTCTAGATATTACTATAGCAGATCAAGCTCAATCATTTGATACATTAAATGGTTTAGCTTCTTCTTTTAGAGGGGCATTAATATATGCTCACGGTAAAATTACTCTAGCTTGTGATCTACCTGATGAAACTCCTGTTATGGTGTTTAACGAGACTAACATAAAAGAAAGTAGTTTTATAATAGGAGGAAATAAAGAAAGTGAAATATTAACAGGAGTTGACGTTAGTTATGTAGACCCTACCAATCATTTTCAAAGAGAAACAGTACGTATTGATCAATTAGGTAGTAATGATGGTATTAGAAAAACAGAAATAGAAAATATTATGTCACTTGATCTTGCTGGAGTGACTAGAAGAAGTCAGGCACTCAGATTTGCTCAGTATCAAATAGCTGCTTCTAGATACTTAAAAAGAACAGCTAATTTTACTACAAGTGTAGATGCTTTACAATTAATTCCTGGAGACGTAATAGCTGTAGCTTTTCAAGCAAGTGGTATAGCTTATGGTTTTGGAGGAAAAATAGAAAAAAATTCTGCTGTGGCTTCTTCTAATACTAACGTATACCTTGAACATTATACAGTGCCTTCTCTAGCCAGTACAAATTTTACAGCTAATACAGGGGCATTAACTTTACGAGTAATTAAAGCAGCTAGTGATAGAATTGATTTATACTTAGTATCAAACACTGCTTTTGCTCTAAGTACTACTGATAACGTAACTATAGGTAGTGATAGGGCTACAGTAAATCCTATTAAGAGATTTAATCCTATTACTAAAGTTTGGGATAGTTATACTGCTTTTACTGCTAATAATGTACCCCAAAAAGGAGACCTATGGACTTTTGGAGAACTTGTTAAAGAAGATAATAATATATATGGCGCTAAAAGCGATAAACTTTTTAAAGTAACTCAAGTTGAACGAGAAATGGATACTAACGAAGTTAACATAGCTACTGTAGAATATATTTCTAATGTATATGTAGACTCTGATACATTTATTGATTATAAACCTACTGCGTA